CCCATGTTGGTTCGTAATAATAACTAATATTAGGGTCAAGACCCATTTTTAGCAATACAGCAATTTGTCCTGGCGTGTATATTCTCATGTGTTGTTTTTTTGCAACAATTCAGGCCATATCCATGACCAATGATTAGGAAACATATCTTTTCTAGTTACCAAACCGTGCGACTCTTTTTCAACCATAGCTGCAAGCATCATTAGCTTATCGGCTGGAATTTCATCTTCTCTTTGCCATTTATACACAGCTTGAACGGAAATATTGAATTTTTTGCTTACCTTTTTTACTCCCCCAAGCAATTCAATCATTTGGTGAGGTGTTAGTTTTAGACTCATAAACCAAAGTTTAAAGGCAAAGTATTATTTTTGCAACAGTTGTTGCTTTTCTTTAAAACATGGTTTAAGATTTAACCATAGCAATTTCGCTATGTTATTTCGGGGGAACGAAATGGGTGAATTACACCAATTGATGTTAGAGCATGAAGAATTCTTAGAGTCAGCACTTCAAGACATGGAGTTTGGAGCGTTGTTAACTGACGAGCAAGTTTCTGCAATTCGTTGCGCTTGTGGCAAACCAAAGAAAACAGAAAAGCCATTACAAAGTTTGTTTAATGACTTTGGCAATATTTTTGGCAATTCTTTGGATTCTTTTCCAACTATTAGGGGGAATAAATGAATCAATCAGAGTCTATTGCTAAATTAGCTACAGCTTTATCAATTGTTCAGGGAAAATTGATCCATGCGAAAAAAGATTCAGCAAATCCGTTTTTCAAGTCTAAGTACGCTGACCTTGAGTCTGTGTGGGATGCTTGCCGTGATCTTTTGGCTGCAAACGGCCTTAGTGTTATGCAATTCCCTGGCGAGTATATTGACGGCACAATGTCAATGACAACGATCTTAGCTCACAGTTCTGGTGAGTGGATTGGTCAAGAAATGTCTTTACCTGTATCTAAGCCTGATGCACAAGGTTCAGGTTCTGCGCTTACCTATATGCGTAGATACGCATTAGCAGCAGTAGTAGGAGTAGTACAAGCTGACGATGATGCAAACGCAGCAGTATCAAGTAAGTCTAGCAATGCAATGAAAACAATCGCCAAAGATATTTTATAAAGGAAAGAAAATGGCATATACACCTAAAGAAGGTTCGGGAAGTTTATTTAAAAATGACCGCAAAACAACAGATAACCACCCTGATTGGACAGGCACAATTATGGTTAATGGTAAAGAACATTGGCTTTCGGGTTGGGTTAAAGAAGGCAAGAAGGGCAAGTTTTTTAGCATTTCAATTGGCAAAGAAAAAATGCCATTAGGATTTAAGCCAGCAGGATCAGATGAATTACCTAAAGATGATCCATTTATAGACGATTCTGTACCATTCTAGGAGCTACTATGCAGAACCAAATTAAAGACATTATTGATACTAAATACACAGAAAAAGTGTGGCAAGGAACTGGGGTTGATGAAGAACAACAACTTATTAGTTTTGCGCCAGAAGATTTAGCAGCAGTCATTAAAGCGGTTCTGCACGTTGCAGCAGACTTATGTGTATTTCAAGAAGATAGCATGAGAATACTTAATTACGCCAAAGGAATCTAATGAGTTGCCGAGCCTGTAAGTTTTTTGTATTTAATCAAAATGACATGATGGGGGCTTGCAAGCTTAATCCTGTGGTTGTTAATAAAATGCCTTCTGACTGGTGCGGTCAAGAAATTCCAGCGCAATATGAAGTTGAGATTGTTTCTCCAGCACCATTGGAGGTTCAATTTGTTTATAATGAAACGCAGTACGACATCAACACGGATGAAGTAAAACCAAAACGGGGAAGAAAAAATGCAAGAGAACAAAAGTGAGTCAAGTCATTGGTACACCAAAGACGGAGAACCTTGCTATCAAGTTGAACGAGCAGATGGCAAAGGGATGCGAAACACAACTTTGCGAGATGCAAAAAAGTTGGGCCTTTTACCGAGCGTTACTACCATTCTCGGTGTGGCGGCAAAACCAGGACTCCAGAACTGGCTTCAGCAGCAGGCTATCCTTGCAGCCTTAACATTACCACGCAAAGAAGATGAGTCTGAATCAGATTATTTAGAGCGTGTTTTAAATGATTCTAAATCTCAAGGCAGAGAAGCTGCTAACAGAGGAACATTGATTCATGAAGTGCTTGAATCGTTCTTTGACAGGATGCTTCTTGAAGCTGTACCTGAGTATTGCCGTAATGCTGAAAACGCCTTAAAAGCTTCTTTTGGTAGCCGTCTGTGGATTTCTGAGAAATCAGGTAGTCATGAATTAGGATTTGCTGGAAAAGTCGATTTACACGCTAAAGGCGATAGAATTAAAGGCGTTCCACCTGTAGTTGTAGATTTTAAGACAAAAGAAGTCCCTTTAGAAAAGGTCGTTCCATACGAAGATCATATCATGCAAATTGCAGCCTACAGAGAGCTATTAGGCTTGGCAGACGCTCGATGTGCAATTATGTTTGTCAACGGCCTAACTAACGAAGTAAAACTTTGCGAGATTGAAGAACAAGACCTGCAAAAAGGTTTAAAATGCTTCTTCCATTTGCTTAGGTATTATCAAATCAAGTCGGGACTTTAATTTATGGGGTTGGTTACTGGTTCCCCCGCCATATTTCCTTCCGTGAGGATGCCAACCCCACCCTATTGCCTAGTAGCTCAGTCGGTAGAGCGCAAAACTGTTAATTTTGATGTCCGTGGTTCGATCCCATGCTAGGCAGCCAATTATTTTTCATTTTCTTGACCTAGATCAAGAATTTTATTAAAAATGTGTAATAAATTACATACATCAAGTCATCAACACTATTCAGAAACGCCTATCCGCTTAGTTTCTAAAAAGATTTTGACTTGATACTTTTTTAATTTTGGGGAAATTATGAAAACTACTTATATTGATTGGATTGGCGTAATACTGTTAGGTGTTATTTTGGGTTCAATGTTTGCATGGGGGTTTTGATGAATAATAAATTAACAACATATCGAGTTGAATATTTATGTGGTGGATGTAACAAAGCTCATGCTTGGGGAGAATGTACAGAAGAAAAAGAATTAAAAAATGAACCAGTAGCGTATGTAACAGGGCTAAATAAATTTGACTCAAAAATGGTTGATACTGTTTTAAAAGTCGGTACACCACTCTACACCCATCCAGCAAAAGAACTACACCTATCACTTCAAAAAAGTAAAGAAACAGGTGAACTACTAGCTGTTACTTATACAGATGACGAACATAGGATTGTGGAAGTGTTATGGAAAAAACCACCAGCAAAGACACTAACAGATGAGGAAATAGATATATTGGTGCATGAATACAATTGCATTGACGATTACCCCCATGAATTTGTAAGGGCTTGCATAAGAAAGGCACAAGAGAAATGAACGCAAATGAACTAGCTGATGATTTGAATGGGGGCGATGTAAGCTATATAACAATGGACAAAGCAGCCACCATGCTACGCCAGCAACAAGCTAAAATAGAACAACTATTGACCATTGCAGAAGACTATCAATTGTTTATTGTCAATCAAAAGTCTGAAATAGAGGCATTAAAACACTGGCAAGATACATGGCGCCCGTTTCTTAAACAACACTTTGGGATAGAAAAATGAACGCAAATGAACTAGCTGATAAATTGGATTGGCATTGGGATAATGATTGCCGAAGTCCAGCCATAAGTAAAGCCGCAGATATGCTACGCCAGCAACAAGAGCAAATTGAAGAGTTGGAGAAAGAAAATACCGACTTGCGATATTTGATAGCAACCAAGCTAGAGCAACAAGATGGAATATCTTTAAATTCAATGGCACACCCTATTACCAACACCCCTGAACCAAGTTATGAAATAGACCCAAATAAGTTAGAAACTATTGAAATTGATTTACCAAGTCCTGAACCAGTAGCGTGGATAGACCCTAGAGAATTGGATATGGCTGTATCTACCAGCGTAACAAAACATAAGCAATTTGATACTGACATTCCACTCTACACCCATCCAGCAAAGACACTAACAGATGAGGAAATAGAGCAGATTGGTAAAGAATACGGCATTAAATCTGTATATCAATTTGCTTACTATGAATTTGCTAAAGCAATACTAAGAAAGGCACAAGAGAAATGATTGATAAATCTATATTTACTATTCGCATGATGCAGACCTTAAAAAATAGAGAAATGTTTAAAAACAGAACTCAAATTACTTTATTGTTTGAGCGCAGGGGTAAAACTTTAGAAGCAAAACGTAAGCTAGTAATGATTGCTAATTCGCCATTGTTCTATGCTTTTGGATATGAATACAACGCAAAAGAAGGAAGAAATTATGGTTATGGATACTGAATTTGATGTACCTGAAAGGGCTAATTACAAATGCTATAAGTTAGGCAATGTAATGTATATCCCTCATTATGAGTTACCTGGCGTGTATGTAGGGCCAAGTGTACGCAAAGAAAGCAAATTTATTAAAGCCGATTACACGGCTCGGCATTTTTATAGAAGTGAGCTTGTAAAAATGGGTGCATCAGAAGTTATTGAACAACTTTGGACAACTTTAGCAAGGAATCAAAAATGAGTTTATGGGATGAAGGAAACGAATTAGAAATTATTGCTGGGCAAATTAGTTGTTTAGGCAATGTTTTAGAAATGGTTGCAGCAGCCATTCCTAGCGACCCAGAGAGCGGAACTCTTTGGTTATGCCATGATGTATGTAAAAACTTAGAAGAAAAATTACTTTTGCGTAGTCAAAATTTGCTAGAAATGTATAAAAAGGCTAAAAAATGAATTCCTATGAACAATTTGTTTTAAAAAGCTGTCGTAAAACGCCTAGAAGCGTGTCAGAAGCGTTTTTAGATGCAAGTTGGTGTTCAGCTATTACCAAACCAAAAGAAACGGATTTTGATGGTTTTGGTGCGTTTTGTGGTGGTATGTTGTTTTTAGGAATATTTGCTTATTGTTTTTGGAGAACAATTGGCTTATAAACCATTTTCCCAATATCTACACGATGTTTATGATAGCCCAGCTAGAAAAGCGGTATCTAATTGGGCTGCCATGAAATGGGGAGTAGAGGTAAGGGATAACCCTAACAAGTTTGGAGTTGATCTAATCGTTTTTCGATCAGGAGTTCCAGTTGGTGGGCTTGAGGTAGAAGTTCGTCAAGAAGGTTTTGATCGATTCGGTAGTATTCACTTAGGGCAACGTAAAGACAAGTTAACGCTAGAAGGTCTGCCGACTCTATTCTTTGCTTTAACTCACGACTTATCTCGTGCTTATTGGGCAAAAGTAGACTTGCTAAAGGATTGCCCATTGATTGAAGTCCATAACAAATATGTTGCCAAAGGGGAAATGTTTTACGATTGCCCCATCAAATTATTTAAAATAGCTGAATTAACAGACCTATTTTAGTATTTTCTCATATTTGGCAATGGAGCTTCTTTTTGGCTTGATTCAGCATGATGAGCTTTTTCCATAGGCAAAGCAATATGTTTATCAAGCTTACGCTCTAAACGCTCTACTTCTTTTTCAATACGATGTGGCGATTCTTTAACGTAATGACCTTTAGGTGATTCGTGTGTTTTGCCTGTAATTTTAAAATTAGTTGCCATTTGCTTTTCCAATCATTTTTAATGCGTTTTGTTTGACATCTTCTACCCGTTTTAACCATCCTTTGCCAAATACGGGAAAAGTTTTTAAACCTTCATAAAAGCTTATTTTACGCTGACTAAATGCTTCTACAATATCTTCAGGTTTTTTTTGGTCTAAAAGTTGCATAGTGCGTGGGCCAATAGTTCCGTCTGGAACGCATTGAATAGCCTCTTGAAGAAGCTTTACCGCACGACCTGGCCCCATGTTTACGGCAGCATCAAATAAACAATAATCAACGCCAAAAGGCAATTGTGGGGCATAACAAGCCAACCAATACTTTGCCTTGTAAAGACCTGATACTTGGTCAACTGTTAAATTACGCATAGTTTTGTCATCTACGGGATGACCTAACCATTCTTCTAAAACTCGTTGAGTAACGCCTAAATTGGTAACGCCACCAGGATCGGCAGAATTATCAACATAACCACCTTCAGACTTGAGTACCAAATCAAGGCATTGGTCAAAATTATTGTTCATTTAATGCCAATCTGCTCATTAATCCACTTTTGCAATTCTACTAATTGGATGGTCGTGGCGGCACAATCTGAAGCAAGTTGATTGTAGGCGGTTGCTGCATTAGAGATGCTGGCGGTATTGGATAAGCTGGACACGCTGCTGGAATTGGGCTGGCGCACCCCGTTAGAATAATACTGCCTAATAAGAGCAAGCTTCGCATCGTATTCATCGGATATTCCTTTAGTTACTAATTCGTGTTGTTTTTGAATTGATTCAACTTTGGCTTCTTGTTCTTTGGCGGCAATTTCAACTGATTTCTTGTAATCAATATATTTAGAATAGCCCACCCACCAGCCGCTACCAAACAAAATAACGCATAACCCACCAAGTAATGAAATTTTGACATAATCTATCATTGTGGTTCTGACCCTGACATTTGTTTAGCGGCTACGGATGCCGCACCTGATCCTGACACAATACCTAAAGCACCAGCAAGCTCTGTAAGACTAATTTCATGACCAGAATATATTAAATAAATAGCTGCACCACCAACCAAAAAGAAACCAAGCATCCATGCCCATCGAGCTATGCAATGAGTGGAATTATCTTTGCCTGTAAGAATGTGAGTTAAAACTTCATTCATTTTTTTGAAAATCCAATAGTATTTTTTAAACGTTCTTCAATAATAGCTATTTCTTGTTTATTGGCTTGAATTTGATCTCTGTTGAGTTGAATATCTTTTTCTAAATCTTGACGCAATTTTTCTCTTGCTAATTCTGATCCTGTATTTGTAGCTTGTTTATTGTCGCTAGTAACTACTAATGACATTTTACTATTTAAAACTGTTACATCTTGGCTAAGATTAGATAAAGCCGACATCAAATAACCTACACAAGCTAAAAGAATAGGCAAAACAGCAAACGCTATTTTTTCAATAAATACTGCTTTTTCATTTATTTCGTTCATTTTTGTGTGAAGTAATGAGCTACAAAACCAATTAAAGAACTAATACCAGAAACTATTATCATGCCTACCCAAAAGCCACCACGACCTTTATTGGCCATAGCAAGCAATTCTTTAATATCATGTCGCATTTCGGCTATTTCTTTTTCCATAGATTCTACTTTAGACCACATTACCCCTATTTTTACTGGATCAATTTCGCTCATGATTACGTCTTTTGTATAAATGCTAATGAATAATAAAGAGGAACATTTGTGCCACCTGAAGTCATTACTCCAGAGTTTACAAAACCACCTGTGTTTCCTACGCCATAAGTATTACCAGAACCAACTATAAATGAATCACGCAAATCAGGTGTGCCATTTGAACCATTACAGATTACATATCCACTAGGAATAGACCCAATAGAGCCTGACCACATAATGATTGCACCAGCAGGAACAGTAGTGCCTGTAGCAGTAGCATTAGGAATAGGATAAATATTGTCATAAGTTGCAATAACAGAATTTGTTGAATCTGCTAAAACAAACTTGTAAGAATAGCCCGATGTAAGCCAAATCTCATATGGGGGTCTGCCATCTGTACCCAAAACAATAGGGTTTGTATTGGCAGTATTACCTGTAGAGTCTGTATAAGTCGTTAAAGGTGTGCTAGAGCCAGCTTGATAACTATATAAATAGCCACCAGCTAAAGGTAAGCCTGTGGTAGTAAAGAATTGGAATCCATTACCAATTGGGGATAGTAAGACTGACATTATTGATTACCTTTTTCTTTTTGAACTTGTTGCAAATAAGACTCAAACGATGCCAATGGAATTTTGCCTGCGCCTAAATTGCTTGGTGCTTGTAATAAATCACGAATAGCAGTATTTTTAATTCCTTGTGTTAAATAATTTTGGACTACAGACGTTCTCAATGCTTTTTGCATAGCATAAGGAGCAGCAATTCCCACTAATCCAGCTTCAGCAGCACCCTTATAATCACCTGTGTAAGCACCATAAGCAGCCGATCCCAATAAATCAGGAACTAACCATGCCGCAGCTCTTTTTACTGTTCCGCTATCAGGAATTTTGCTTTTTAACAACATATTGCCAGCTTGCGCCAAATTAACTAATTCTTGATCTCCACGACCATAAATTGATGATTGTCTATTTGCTTTTTGTCCTAACACATTAGCTAATTTAGAAGGGCTAATATCTCCAGCACCTTCTTTATCAATAGTGCTTTCAATTAGTTTCATATTCCTAAATTGTGTTCTTGCTTTAGTTAAAGCTGCTCTATCAACATCATTTAAAGAATTATTAATTCCATCTAATAATGTTGATCTTAATTGTCTAGCCTGATAAGCCAATTCACTATCAGCATTACTTGCATATCTATTTAAATCTTTGTAAATGCTATATGCGTTTTGACCTGTAATTGCGCCATTTTCATCTACATTTTTAATAATTCTATTAGCTAAATTAACAATAGGTTTTTTTTCTGCATCACTTGCGCTAATTTGAATATCTGCAATTCTTTTAACAATATCATCAGTCAAAGCTACATTATTATTAGATAAAATATTTTCAAATTTATCATTAATTGATTTTGAGGCATCTCTCATTACATTAGAAGTAGCAGCATCAGAATCAGCACCAACAGTTTTTAAAATTGCTTTATTAAAAGCAGATTGTTGTTCTGCAATAGATTTTTGTTCAAATCCTGCTGTGAATGGGTTTGAATCTAAAACAGTTTTAGCTCTAGCTAATAAAGCAGAACCTGTTTTTTGTGCAGCATCTAATGGTATTCCTGCTTCGGTTAATACTTTTACTGCATTTTGAGCAGCACCACTTAATTGTGCAGTAATAGGTTGAGCAACTTTTCCTAAAGCACTAACAATTCCTTGACCTGTTGCGCCTAAAGCTCCGCTAGATATTGCATTAAATGCACGACTTTCTTCTGGTAATGTAGGTTGTGCAGCACCCATTTCAGCACCAGCCAGCGCAGCTTTTCCAATAGTTCCGCCTGGTAAAACAAGAGCTTGGCCAAGTTCACCAGTTACATTTCCTAGCATACCTGGCGTGGTTTCTAATAATGGTTTATTGGCTTCTCTTTGTGCCAATATTTCAGCAAATCGTTTTTCGCCAACTTCTTTAGCGGTAGGTAATCCTAATTTTTCAGAAGCAGCTTTAGAAAATTCAGGAAAGGCTTTTTCTAATTGTTGAGCCAATGGGTCTAATACTTGACCAATTCCAGTCATAGTAGTTTCGCCTGAAGCCTTTAATCCTTTTAAAAACAATTCAGCTTTATTTAAGTTTTTTAAATTAGCTGGTAATTCTTTAGTAACTTCTTGAGCTTTAATTGGTTCTATTAACTCTACTTCAGATGGGTTAATAGGATCATATCCTGATACGCTTACAGAACTTGATGGTTCAACTTGTGAAGGATCAATAGGAGGTAATTTCATAGATACTTTTTGCAAATATCCTTTGGTTTCTGTGGCAGGTGGTTCGTCACCCATAGACACAGCTTTACCAGCTTTGCTACCACCATTGTAATGAGCTATAGCAGCTTTAAAACTACCATATTGTTTTTGCAAATCAGATAAATATTGTGCTGCGCCATAAGCTGAACTTATAGGATCAGATACATCTATTCCATAAGCCTGAGCGGTGGATGGCATAAATTGAAACCGACCTTTAGCGCCTTTGGAACTTTCTGCCGTATCTTTTCCGCCACTTTCTACGGATTCAACAGCAGATAAAGCGCCTTCAGGAAGGCCGTATCTTTGCTCTAAAGAATTATAAAGATTATCCATTATTTATATTCCCAAGACTTGCCACCATCATAGCTTACAACATCACGACCTTTGTATTTACCAAAAGTAGGGTTGCCTTTTGGCTGAGTTTTTGCCTCTGGGCTTAAATATTTATCTCTAATATGTTGCTGTGCTTCTGCAACATGGGTGTCAGGGTTTAACTGTTTGTTTTTTGTTTTATCTAGCAAAAATTGCTGTTCATCGTAAGCCATCTGATTTTGCTTATGAGCAAAGTCAAAGAAACGCTTTAATGCTCTTGGATCGCTAGTGACGTCAGGATTATTCTTAAGATAATCATTCATCATATTAGCTGTTGGGTTGCCTTGTAATTGACCAATACCGCTAGTAACGGCTTGAGCAATAAACTTGTTAAAGGATTGGGTTGCTGATAAATCACCGCCTGCAATCTTGTCTACTAAGTCTTGTGGAGCGCCAATAGCCTGTAATCTTTGAGCAATATCAGCATAAGCTCTAGCGCCTGCGCCTGGCCTAAATTGATTCATAAGTTGCTCTGCCTCGTTGATACGAGAATCCACCTGAATAGCACCGCCAACTCTGCCAGTTAAGTCTTTTTGGTAATTGTTAAAATTAGCAACCCCAGGTGTTGTTGGAAGTAAATTCTGTGTTCCACCTTGAACGTTTGGTGCTGTAACTGTTCCTGCAGCCCTATTAGTTAAATAAGGTGTTCCTTGTGCGTTTGCATTAAATTGTGGCAATGCAGCAGCGTATTTCTCAGAATTAGTTGCTAGGCTATTTCTAACTCTTTGCAATAAAGATTTATAACCTTGAACATCACCCATATTAAGGTGATCTTCAGCTTGTTGATATAAAGTATCAATAGCTGGAGAATGACCAAAAGTTGAAGTCCATTGTTTAGTAGCTGAAAGCTCTTTCTTTAAGCCTTTAATATCATTTGCTTTGTAAGCTTCAGAGTTTTCTAATCCTGTGATTGCGCCACCAGCCATTTGCACTTGATTTTGCAACAAGTCTAATTGTGATTTAGCTGATTGTGCTTTAGCTTGTTCAATCTCTGCAGGCATTGTTGCAGCTTGCTTTTGATAAGCTTGCACACCACGGGCCATGTTTACAATATCACCAATGCTTGAACCTGATTGAGTAGGTTTTACAGTTAAATCAGTATTAAATCCAAAATCTGCCATATTAAGCTCCTGCTGCGCTTTGGTTTTGGCCTAATAAACTAGCCAATAGTAAATTATTTGCTACGCCTGTTGCGCCACCAGACAATGCACCTGCTACACCTGTTTGACCTGCCGCTTGAGCCGCTGCGCTACCTACGCCAAGCTGTGCTTGTGTTTGAGCGGTATTTTGAGCCAAATTGCCTGTTTGTTGTTGAGATGTTTGACCAATACCAGCAATACCTGCAAGGGTGTTATAAATATTTTGGCGTTGAGATTGATAATTGTTAAATGCGTTTTGATAACCTGTTGTTGCAAGACCTTGTGTGTAGTTTTGTAGACCTTGTAAGGTATTGCCACCAACTCGACCACCTAAAGCATTAGCGGCATTAAGATTAGCTTGCTGACCTTGTTGTAATTGGAAAGCATAGCCAGGTGACATATTGGCATTAAGGTCTTGAGCGTTAAATTGATGAGTCAAATAATCTGACCCTGTACCTACGCCCATAGGATTACCACTTGCATCATATTGAACATATTGACCTGGCATCATTGAATTAATAGTGTTCAATGCGCCATATCCAGCGGTTCTGTATGGTTGCTGTTGTTGATTTTGAATATTAAACATATTCGCAGTCAACTGTGATGCGTTATTTGCAGCATTAGCTTGAATTTGTGCTGCTTTATTAGAGGCGTTTGCACCTAAAAGACTACTTAATGCGCTTGTTCCTGCTGATATTCCTAAAGCTGTTCCTAAGTTGCCACCAAGACCACCTAAAGCAGTTCCTGCGCCTGCTGCTCCTGCTGCTGCGGCTGGTGCAGCCAATCCTGCTGATGTTCCAACCAATGCGCTTCCTGCTGCTGGAGCAAGTCCTGCAGAAGCATCAATTGCACCTACTGTAGGAGCGGCCAAAGAACCTACTGTGCCACCCGCAGTCAATCCTGTTGCGCCTGCACCGCCTGTTAGTCCTGTGCCACCAGCTACGCCTGCTGTAGTTCCAGCCGTATTTGCAGTAATTGGCAATCCTGCTGCATCTACTGCAGCACCGCCTGTTGCTTCTCCTGCCGCTGCCGCTCCTTGTGCGCCTAATGTATCAATAGTCGCCTGAGGAACACC